CTGGAGCCTGAACGCCTGCCACATATCTATCTATCTTAGCCATTGGAGCCTGAACGCCTGCCATATATCTATCCATCTTAGCCATATCCGCCCTTTATCGCACACTAACGAATTGAGAAGCCCCGCCCATGCCTGCGTATCCGGCGGAGGATGCCCCTCTATAAGCCTTCGGTTTTGAGGATGCTGATACAAACTCTCCGGCGCCTTGCATCAAGGTACCGCCTGCTCTCATTAAACCTTGATTATATGCCTGCTTACCTGATGACTCGTAAATTGATGATTGTGACATTAATCTGCCTGCTTGCAGCCCTGATCCTCTTCTTACATTAAGGGCTTCCATTTCAGTTTCTTCAGCAACTTCACTCATGACCAGTAACGGGCTCCCGCCCATGGATATTCCACTTGTTCCAATATTGGATATATTTGATCCCCATTGCGCCCTGGCTTTTTTACGGAAACTTGCCTCTTCCTCCGCCCCGGCTCTCAGGGCTTCATTGGCGTCCTCCTGCGCTATCTTAGCCTGATACTTACCGGCAGCCTTCTGGTATCTCCCTTGCTGGTATGCGGATGCAGCAGATACGGCAGTTCCAACCACTGCCACAACCTTTCCAATAGCCATAATTGCGGGGATTGCTGGCATTTAACTCTCCTTCTCAATTCCATACAAAATCATGTCGAAAATGATATTATCTTTTTGAAAACTGTTTTTACACACGCCTTCCCTTCTGAATCCACATTCTATTGCGTAAAGTGATGCTTGTTTATTGAACGACGGAACCCATGAAATAATTTTTTTATATCCCGTATTCTCAAACACCCATCTTATGGATTCTTTACCGGCTTTTATTCCTATATCTCCCCTGCCTTCAGGTAGGATACAGGTATGCACTTCAACTGTTATCAGGTTTATTCTGCTTAATAAGAAGATAGTGAATTCATTCGGCGAAATCAGTAACATGTTGCCGTTTGATAAAGCAGTTTCAGCCAGGATATCCTTGTTACATTCCATATCATCAGAAATGTTTTCATAAATACTTTCGTGTGTAAGTATATTCTGCACAAACTCTAAATCATTAAGGCTTAGAATTCTTACTGCCATTGCATTATCCGCTTATACATATAGTAATCTGACCCGTCCGGTCCCCATTTCTCCATCCTGCCTTCTCTCTCAAACCCAAGGTGTTCAATAAATCTTACCCCCGCATCAAAACCGACTTTTACTATTGACTGCACCCTGGTGTATTTTTTGTAATTCACCCCAAAATCAAGATTGATTTTAAAATGCTGATATAAACTTTTAGAATAATTAAAGGCCGTGTCTGACATAATGGAAAAAGCCTCACCAACACCCGGCCACAAGTCATATATCCCACCTATGGCAAGAATCTTTCCATCATGCATAAGACTGAAGGCTATCAACGCCCCAAGCTGTTCTGCCTGTGTTATAGAGGCTTCAACTATTTGTATTATGGAGATATCCACTACATACTTGATTTCTTGAAGGTGCCGGAGTTTGAAGTTTTCACTATACATTCTACTCTCCCGGCTCTACATCATATGAGATGCATGATAATGTCATAGGTAGGGGATCTTCCATTTTAACAACGATCTGCCCATTAGTGTCGTATCCACCGGGCATTGTCACAGGTACTTTTATGGTTGATAGTGCGCCTGCTACCAGGTCAGGGATATCTTTTAGCCTAACCTCATCAGGCCCAAACTGCACGCCTATCCCTGTATTATAAAAATACAATGTCGGGTTAGATACCCTCATTTTTCTACCCAATGCAGTGCCGTTCTCAGCCCCTGCGTCCGGCGGAAGTGTTTTAATTAAGGTGATAAACGGAAACCCAACAACCACATAAGAAGCGGGAACGCTGATTGTTATTTGTCCGCCCGTTACAACTGCTGTGCCAATAGTGACCCCGTCTGCTATATAGGTAACAGTCTCCCCCTCAAGATATCCAAGGCCGGTAATCACTGAGGTCGAAGCGCCTACATACGTTGATCCGCAATCAAGATGAAATACTCCTATAGGGTTCGCCATTATTTTACTTCCAATATTTCTTCAATGGTTTCTTTTACATAAATCACATACCCGCAATGCTCAGATTTGTCTCCTGAACACGTCTTACAACATTCCCACTTGGAATTCATTCCGGGGTGTTCATCCAGTTCCTTTTTATTCAAGCTGAAAACTTTAAGAACTCCCTCGCACTGAGGACAAACCTTTATAGGCTTTTCAATAAAAGGCTTTTCAGTTTCCTGTTGTTTATGATCTTCTCTTTTGGCGGTCTCCAAGTACCTCTGTGCATTTTCTAGGGTCTTCCCCTTGTTTTTTAAATGTAAACTTATATTTACAAAAGTTTGAATGTCCCTAAGATTCCATGCTTGTAATATTTCTTTCATCATTACCCCTTAACAAATCCATGTGGAATAACCTATTTTATTAAACCAATAGTCAAGAGTTTGGTTTTCATAGAAATGCGTTTTGCCGCAAATCTGATAATCGGGCCAATTTTCAATATATGCAGGTGACCGTGTCCGTAATCCGCCACTATTTGGAAATACTGATAGAAATGCATCTCTGTATACTTTAATGTGATAATAACGATCACAATCGTAATGATGATAATCAGTTGACAAAGGGCAATCTTCTGGATTGACACACTCAGTATTCCCATATGCGGGGTTTGTGCTACATGCCCTAGTAGGGCTACCAGGAGAATAGCTTACTGTATATCTTCTATCTCCAATAATATTATGGGCTACATAACCTTGAGTATTATATTGACATTCCAACTGGTAATTCCCCCAATGACCTGACGTATTTCTAATCTTTGATGAGGCTAATTCCAGACAACAATCGCTTACCGTGAAGGCACAAGTTACATCATAATCAACTCCGCAAGTACCAGTTACGCAATCTAATTGAACGGTTCTGTATTCTGTTGTATAGCTTTGCTCCCCGTTAGGAAAAGTATAGCCCTTCGATCCTGTTGAGAAAGTAAAAGGAGGAATCCCCCCGGTTATATAAAGGGTTATTGACTCGCCTTCAACTATCGTATCGGGGGTAGACGCTTCATCAATTTCAAATTCATACCCGCTTTCATAACAATCAAAGTTAATGGCGCTTACAGCTTGATACTCATCTTCATACATTAACTCTATATATCTTACTGTATTGCCATTGATTGTCCTTTTAACGCTCATCCATACTTCATCATGGCCGTATATTCCGGGAATAACGCAGATAGATTCTACTTCAGCGGCTAATCCGGCTGGCGTCTCTCCTGAAAGAGGGGAAGTAAATTCATCCTCATTTATGCACTCAATATATCTGACTTCCTGCCCGTTAATTGTCCTTTTTACAGCAAGCCACACATCATCATGACCATTCGGGCCTGGGATGACGCATATTGATTCGACTTCAGCCGTCATTAACTACCCCCGCCCAATGTATGCTTATGCCAGCCCATAACTTGCTGATCCGGCATGTAAGTAAGTGCGCCCAAACTTCCATCTTCCAAAACACACCAGATAACGGAATCCTGCTTTTTCTGATATGCAATATCTACAATCCCCCCGCCATCATTCAGGATGTGCTCGGAGATTACTGATATGCTGTTTGATTGAAAGGCATCTGTATTGTAATCATACATATATTCTCTGAGGATTCTTTTACACCGATCAACAAATATAATAGCTTTATCCGCGACAATTCCCTGTATGTCGGCGCTGCCATAATCACTATCCTGCTTTTTGTCAGGTGGATTAGATGGAGCAATGGCCTTTGTTGATATAAGTCTGATTTCGCCGCCGATGGTGCCTATAGATAATTGTTTCCAGCTTTCCATCCATTTTGCTTCGTTCATTCCTCCTTTAGCATCCAAGGTGAAATAAAAGGCCTCATCATCATTTGTGCCCAGCTTCATATTTTCATATTCAAGGGCAGCACTTCCCCATACGCCCTTGATATCTGCGTCCGTGGACGCCATAACCAGCCGCCCCTCGTATATCTTCCCTACCCTTGGGTAGCCATTAACCCCTGACCATGACGGCTCGGCCCAAATTGTTGTTGCGTCCGTAGACCTTAATTCGCTTATAACAGTGGCAGAAACCGAGGTAGAAGAAGCCACGGCAGTTATTTTAGCCGTGCCCATGCCAATTCCGTCAGGATCGAGAACGGAAAGCCTAACGCCTACTGTGCCAGATGTGTATGCGGTTACCGTCACTCTGTACTGGACGTCTCTTGTATCTGAATATTTTTTGATACAGTTCTTTGATATTGTCTGGTACGGATACCAGTCTGTACCATTGTTAAAACTGCGCTCTACAACAACAGTTGCAACCCAGGTGCCGGATATCTCCATTTCAACTGTTTCGCTACCTGTTGACACTGCGTTTGATGATGTTGCAGAAGTAAGCGAGGCTGTTACATTAGCGATAGTTTTCCCACTGCTTATTTTCCAAAGGCTCCCCACGTGACCGGCAGCGAATAAAGCGCCGGAGGCGGCTGCTGTAATGTCACCCGTTACAGCAGATGGGGTAATTGTAATTGGGGTATCATTATCGTCCTCAAACGGCCCACTGGTAAACGGAACACTTTCAAATGTCCACCAATCATTATCGTATCTTGTGAGCTTTGCAGGATGATGGTCTTTTTGAAATATATAAAGAACGTCCGCTGATTGCTCAAAGCGGAGTTTCCTTAATTCGGTTTCAAGATATGGGGTATAAATCTCATACACCAAATCAGTGGCGCCAGAAGTAGCAACCCACTTACCGGCAGACAGATCGGTTGCGAATGTTCCAGCGACATGATCAACCAGGCACCGGTAATAGCTTCCGCTATCGGTGACCAACTCCCCAGGGTAATAATGTGTAGTAGTCACCCATGCGGCATAAGTGGAGAGAACGAGGGCATTATTGAAATAAAACCTAATATAACCTTCGCCGATCTCCAAGGTATATGCCTGCTCTGCCGAAAATTCAAACTTCCGTAAAACACAAAGTTTGTCTCCGTATTTGGCAGCGTATATGAATTTTGTGCCATACCTGCGCCTTGCCCCGCCGTATGGCGTGACAATAGCATTCAGGCAGGTCTCTAACCCGTTCTGATACTGTGCAAGCTCAGACCTTTGGTGAAGCTGAGGGGATATTTCCCCGCTTGTGCAGTTATTCTTTAATAATTGCGCCTGACCCATTTATTTTGATATCCTTACAATAGCCGTTCCTGATGTATATGCTGTGCATCCGATCCGATACTTTACCCCGCCCTCACACTCTTCCAGTTGTTTATCAGCAGGGGCAGTGAATTGTCCTGATGTCATCAAATCCCACCATCTTTCAATGATGTATTCTTCCCCACTTGCCATAACATTGCCGCTTATTGACAAGGTTGTTGCTGAATCGACAGCAGACACCATAGCATATGTGCCGTCAGTAGTATTATGCACCCAATCGCCTGCCCTTACGCCTAATGCGGTGAAATCCTTCGTGCTATCAACAAGCTTATCTGTTGTTGTAGCAGTGGCCACCCCCTCAATAGGGATATCGGATACATGCTTTTTCTGAAGGCTCATTGTGCCGACAAACGTGCCTGTAACCAGGACATTGAACTTTCCTTCAATCGGTATTGCGTCGCTGAATATATTGGCAGCGGTTAATGATGCTTCAGTTTTTACGAGTTCTTTTTCAGCCATAATTTTAACCCCTTCTTGATGTTATCCAGGAGCTTTCATCTTCTCTCCCGTTTTCGATCCCATGACGGTCCTCATATGCGTTGGCGATAAACGCCTTATCCAGCATAAAGTCATATAACTGCCACGCCTGATCTTGCTCTGTTTTGTGTTTTGTTAATGATTTTGATAAAACTGCACCCAACCGGGCCGCCAAAACCGTTTTTAATGAAGAATCGAACCGGGCTATCTCAGTGTCAATATCGTCTATGGTTGAGATTTCCCATTTACCGGCAGCTAAATCAGTGGCGAATGTCCCCGAAGTATGAGAAACAAGGCATTTATAATTCATTGATGACTGTATTACGTAAGCTCCGGCACTGTACAATGTGGAAGTTACCCACGCCGTATATGTAGTATCAGCTCTTTGAACATATTCAATATTGATTTGATCGTCTGAGTTTTTTTCGTCGGTATATATAAAGCGTGATTTTACCGTGAAATCCTTATCACCCTCCAGCTCGATAATATAAAGACAATCTTCAGGAATTGCATATTTATATGACCAATCATAGACAGGCTCTGTAGCCTCCACGTCAATAGGCAGTTGTTTTCGTGTGCAATTCCATATCCTTTCCCTCAACTCTGCGTTCCTGACAAGTTCATACATAGCCTTACATAGATCAGCTTCGTTTGATGTGTCTGTTATCCCCGTTAAAATACGGGCACCAATACCCACCAAGGCAGGGTTGCATATGTATGTAATGAGGTTTGCAGTTAAGTTCATTTTACAGCCTTTCAAGGTGCGGAGACCGCCAAGGAGGTGTAACGGTCTCCGCTGGTTCATGCGGCCAGGACAGGGGGCCGCATGGACGGTTACGTTGTTATTTCTATGGTAATTGTTGAAACAACAGTTCCTGTCGATGCCCCGTCAGTAATACACTCTATGGCCTGCCCTGCTGTGACTGTATTTGCCGCCGACGGAGTAGACGAATCAACAACACCTGCAGCCGATCCACTGTAGGCCACAGTCATTCCGCCTGAAGTAATTGCCGTTCCCGCTATTTCAAAGGTTAAAGCGGCATCAGCCCCGGTAATAGCTCCACTGATAACAGAGTATATTTTAGTAACTGTACCGGCTACGGGTGTCGTGACCCAATAACTCCCGGCTGTTGATACATCCGTCATTTTAACTGTCAAATATACTTTCCCGGCAGGCGTTACCGAGGCTGATTCAGAGACAGTTACGGCTCCCGATGTAATATCGCTTACCACCAAAGTCAGGGTGTCAATCGTCCCGTCATTATCCACGGTAACAAATATGATATCTCCCTCTTTAAGCGAATAGGGTGCTACATTATTAAAATAGGTTGAGGTTAATATTGCGGCTTTGAGGTCAGGGCTTGTATAAGCATAAAGATTCTGCCCTCCGCTCTCGCTTTTACCGATCAGGCGAAAGCCCGACGAACTGAATGCGGCGAACGATGCAGTTGCATAAAGCAATACAAGGAGCGCCGTTATTATAAATAGTATTTTTCTCACTTCTGTTTCTCCTTTCCTTAATCTGATATATGTTCAGGATTAAGCGATTGTCGGAAATCCGATTGTTACACCAGTTGATGTGCTGGCGGAAACCCTGTAAATCTTCGATTCAGGTGTCCCGTCCATATCAATATTGGCAATAATATGGTCACCGACTTTAAGGTTTTTGTATGCTTCCAGGAAGTAATTACTCCCTTCAACTACGGTATCAGCGTCATTTGTGTAATACATATAAAGGCTGTTATCGCCTCCGGTCCCTATTGCACAAAGATTTTTAGCAGTAAATGCCATGATCTTTCTCCTTCTTTATTTGTTTGAATGTAATATGAGGCTGAAATTAATCAGCCTCATTGTTATAAAATTACACGTACTCCGGTTACTTCTCTGGTTACTCTTTACATCTCAGGGTTATTATGCCTGTCGTGTCTATAAGACATGCCCCCATACTCATATAAGAGTTAACCAGCCATGATACCTTTGTGGGTACATAGTTTATTTCTGTGTGAATCTCCTTCCCTGATCCATGGCCGACCGCTGATTTATGGTACATGTGACAGAAACGGACGCCTGCTGTTAATGTCAAGCCTGAATGAGGTACCCACAGGCAGTTAAGCCACCTTTTGGCCATATGGTTTCCGATCCACGGAAGAGCGGCGCTCCCCACATAATCAGCGTTTTTAAACTCCTCGATGTCCAGAAGCTGACTCCACTGTTTCCAGCCAATTACGCATGTTATATTGCCGTCGTCAGGCACATCCACAGCCAGAAGACCACTGAACAAAGCCGCCTGAATCTTTGCCTTTGTAAGCCCGTCTGTGTTTTCGCCTGCATAGTTGGATGATGTGTCCAACTGCTCTATAATCTGAGCGTCCGTTTCCCGGCCCAGAGCGTTTACACCGGTCTGGACTAGGGCCGATTTTTCATCGATATTGGTTTTATATTGATCCAGCTCATCCACGTACTCAGGGGCGTACCGGTCAACCATGGTAAAATAGGCCCTTGTGTGTTCGGGGTTCATCGGTACAACATCCCCGTTCCGGCCTTTGGAGGTTGCGTTACCCTTTCCGAGCTTCTGGAAATAGTTTTTGTTTGCCGCAACATTGTTCTTTGATCTGACTGTGTTGCGAAGGAGAGAACCTTGTCTCTGATATGCGAGTTTTACTTCTGCGTCGTACTGCTCTATAAAAGCGGTGTCAATTGTATTGCCCATATTGGACTCCTTTCTGACAGTTAAGTTGTTAAGCTTGCGCCATAACGACTTTCCGTGTCGGTAGTCCAAAAATGGGCCGATATATGGATTGTCTAGAGCTTTATCAGGGCCGTTTCCGGTAATCCTGAAACCTGCTCACAAAAGGCGGTAAAATTGTTATCGGTTTATATTATACTGATAATGGAGAACCGCTCTCCGTCAGTTTATTAACTCATATTTCCCTTAACCTCAGCCCTGTAAGTGCCGAGGAGCTTTTGTTTCTTCACAAATAATGCGCTTAGTTTCTCATGGGTCGCATGGTCATTGTTCATATATTCTTTTGATGCCATGATAGTATCAATTTCTTTCTGCACAGCATCAACCGTTTCATTACCCTGGCTGCCATCTCCGAGACCTTTTAACCCTCCCGCTTCTTTTGTTGCCTTGAATATGGCAATCATGCCCCTGGAGAAATCAGGGTCATTACCAATACCGTGCTTAACTATCTTATCCCTGGCCGCTTGCGGAAAGAACTTTGATACAACGAGCTCCGCGCCCTCCATGAGACCGTCATATTCATCACCTAACTCCGAGCGCAGGACTTTTATCCCTTCTTCAGCCTCTTTATCCATGGTCTTTATCTGCTGTCTGACCATGTCGGCCTGAAAATTGATTGCAAATTGTACTTGTTCAGGCGTGTATCCTACAGCGTGCGCGCCCTTTGTGAAGCCTTTGAATATATCGTCTGAGAACATAGCCTTTTTATCTTCAAACACAGGCTTATCGATCTTGTAGTCTTCAGCCGTTTTAGGCACACCCAGTTTTTCCCTGAAAGCTGTAATCTCTTCCGGTTTAGCGTCTTTACCCGGTATCTTTATCATGCCGCCGACCATAGACTTTGTGTCGGCATATGTTTTTGCAAGAGAAGACAGTTTCCCGTGAAACAATTTAACGTCTTCGTCCTTGGCGTCTTTACCCGGGATCTGCACGCCTGCAAAATCCTTAAGGCTCCCCGGAAGTTTATCACCCTTCATGTCATCCGGAAGAATGTCTCCGAGAGTGATTACCTGTGGGCCTCCTCCCTGCCCTCCCTTGTTGTCGCCGCTTCCAGCACCGCCGGCACCCCCATCACCGCCGCTCCCGCCATCACCGGCACCCTCACATAACGCTATTGGCCCGGAGTACATAAAAGAATCCTCATGAAGAATTTTACCGGTTGCAATGTCTATTGTTATTTCGTTATAAATCTTTCTGTCCATTGTTATTCTCCCTCCTTGTTGTCTGCTTTTTCTTGTATTTCCATGTCCTCTGCCTGTACACAGCTTAATGCCTCTGCTATGCTCCTGATATCGGTTATGCCAAGTTTATCGAGTATCATCATCCCTATTGCCCTGCGTCCGGCCAGGTACCCGTTGTCTGCCGGCTGTCCGCCAAGCTGAAACCCGACATCGAACACCCCGCATTCGTCCAGCAGGTCTGAGAAAACGGTAACCGCATAACCCTTAAAGTTCTCATCCTCCGCACATAACAACCTGCGGTAAGCCCTGCGGACGTCAATATCTTCTGGCTTATGCGGCAATATCGTCTCCCCCGTCGTTATCTCCGTCTCCTGGATCATCTGCAGTAGGCACCTGCCCTGTATTTGGATCAGCGGTCTCACCAGGAACCTTATGCTCATCATAATTATCTATAAAATTTGCGTGAGGTATAATCGCAAGATACCCTACCTCATCCATAGTGATCCAATCTGATAAATACCCTGTTACGGATTTACGGCCCTTCCCATATAAAAGAACCTGGCGGCTTGCCGGATTGATTACAATCTCATTTTTAAACTTATCCTTAAACCCTTCCGGCACCTTTCCATCCAGTAATTCATTTGTGATCTGTACCGCCATCACCTCTTTTGGAATCTTCCTGTACCTCTTAACTTCCACCATGATCTACTCCCTCCTTAAAAGTTTTAATGGGGTATGACTATATCCCCGGTAATTGTTTGATGCCCTTTAATCTCTATCTCAGCATACATACTGCCAATAGTTCCGTTCATTTCAGGTGGCATTTCTCCTGGTTGAACAGTTCTAAATGTGTCATGCAAAATAATAACACCAAATACAAACCTTGCAGGGTCGTAAAAGATGCTGTCGATTAATATGTCCTGTGGCAGATTTTTCAGTACTGGAAACTGAAGTTTAAAGACATCAACCGTTAATCTGCCGCAGGCTACAGCGGCAGATATGAACATGCCGACAAGCTCATATTGATTTACCCATATAATACGACATTTTCTTTTAAGTATTTTTAACCTTTCCTTGCTATCGTCCATTATTCAGCTCCTCCCGTAAATGATTCTAAAAGTTTATTACCCGTTGCCCTGTCCGCTTCTGCAACGGTCTTCAGCCCCTGTCCGGCCATCATCATATCTTCTTTTTCCTGTTGAGCTTGTAAAGCCTCCGCCTTTCCATCTCTTATCGCCTGCAACTGTTCAGGGCTATTAAGCAACCGGCCAGGCGCTCCATACAAATCAAATGCCCACTTGACCCACTCCTCATCATTTATGAGGTCAATTGAATCTGGCTTAACTTGGAATATCGGCATACATAATTGCATTGCCTGTGTAACTCCTGATCCTTCCATTTGTCTCTGTGTCCGGGCAAGAGGCGATAAATACTCTATCTCTATTTCCTCACCCTGTAATATAGGGGGAGGGGGAGGAAACTGACCGTTTACAAGATGCAGTAAGAACGATCTTTCTATCGTAGGACCAAGGACATCATGAAAGAACCTACCGACCATCGGCCCCAGGGCAGTCATTTTCTCCTGTTCTCTAGCCATTATCTCAGGTATGTTCTTGTATACGTTGTTTGAATCTGACAGCATTAGAAATATATGAGAGAAGAATTTTCTTTTAATCCTTTCCTGCCTCTCCTGTTGCATTTCCAGAGAATACGGTAAGGCCCTAAACCCTGTGTCTATCGCAGTTATGCCCTTGCTGTCTTTACCCATGAAATTCAGTGCATCGGGTGTCGTCCTAACCCTGCCTTTCATATCATGGGGAACGTTCAGGGGAGGACTTACCGCTTTATGCCCTGCCCTTAAATTCGTTTCATCCTGATTATCTGCTGTTCTGATATCGGGCAATGCGAGCATAGCCGGAGATCTGCCATAAGGTGAATTGCCCCATTTGTAGAATCGACCTACCACAAACGGAAAACTTAGGTATCCGCCGACTTCCAGTAAATGGCCTGTCTTTTCTTCCAAGTAAACTGAGGCCCAGGGCATTTGTTGAGCAAGTGCGCTGTACCGGTCTCTGTCAGGTCTGGGCTCTGTAACGTGCAATAACGGAACCTCTTCGTCTTCTTTGTTGCTGTTCAACATTTCCTGATAGTCTTTTGACAGACGTTCCTTTCCCCAGGTCATGGCACACTGTCTTAATGACCACTTAAACGGCCTGTACATTGTGTCGATTATCCCGAATTGATTTTCAGCTATAAGAGCATCCCGGCAAGAGAATCCCTGAAATATCATCCGGAAAGGCCCGAGCGCACGATCAATAAACATGGGAGCTGTACCCGGTGCCCCCATATCCAGATAAAACTCACCCATGGCATTGTAATAGGCACTATTAGAGAATGAAGCGGTCATGATCTGATCGACAATCTCAAACCATCTTTTAACAACCCAATTTTCTTTTAGCTCCTGCCGTTTTGGGCCTATTGCAAACCAGTCAGTAGACGGATTTGTCATATTCGTTTGAAGCCCTGAAGCAAGTAGTATATTGGCGTCTATGGCCGTTGTATCGAATATGTTGCTGCCTTTTCTGTCACCCGCTACAGGTGTTGACAGAAACTCTGCACGATCAGGTAACACATGCTCAGAGACTTCTTGCCAAAGAGCGGGGAAATTACCTCTCTTGCTTTCAAGAGTCTTTTTCCGCCTTAGAAACTCTTCCGATGTCTTGTGCGCTGTTAATGCTGGTAGAACTTTATCCAATTACCTTGTTTCTCCTGTAACTGAAGTTGCGCCGCCTAAAGTATGAGCATATAGGTTGCCTGTACTTTTTAACCCCAGGCCACCTGTCATCAGGTTTGCCTCATCCCCTTTTTTACGTTTTTTAAGCTCTTCGATTTTATCATCCAAATCAGATGCCGGAGGAGGTGTTGGAGCTGGGGGTTTCGACATTTTAGGCTTTGAGAATAATCCGGTCATAAGTTTTATCTCCTTATGTATCGAGTTGACCCATTACATATTTCGACGTTGCCATTAGACAACAGCTTAAACCCTGCACAATGGGCACCGCACAAAACCGGTTGCTCAGGGTGTTTCTTGAATCGGATACAGAACAAGGGTTTCCCATCATCCGATAATCTGAACAGTGTCGGCCACGTTCCAGCTGCACAGTTTTCGTCTTTTAAGATAAACAGTTCTTCACTGTGTTCTGTTTCGCCGTCTTTGGAGATCCTGGCTTCTGCGGCCTCCGCTCTTTTTTCAGCAGATTCGACTTTCTTTTCTGATTGTAGTATTTCTACTGCAACGACTTCCGCAACCTGCTTACAGAATGCGTCCGCCTTTGCCCTGGTATCATTCGGCACCTGGTCCATAAGCGTTTTAGCTATGTTATTAAGTTTCTCGAATATAGTGTCCTGCTTTTCTTCTTTTTTACTCATTATGCTGCCCTCCTGAAATAGTCATAATTATTATCTGCTTGTGTTTGAGACTCCGCCCTATGCTGTGATTCTGATACTATTTCCACGGGCTCAGTAAACGTCAGAGCGGCGGCGTCCCCGACATCCGGAGACCTTAACCCTCTTTTTGCCATATCTTTTTTAGATTCAAGATACAGCCTGAAATTACTATCCCGGTCATGGCCTGGCCCGGCTATATCGGCGTGCAGTTCGTCATCATCCTCAATATCCGGTGGCATAGTATCGTCCTCCATCCATTCCCTCATCCTGTCCCATATCTCCGCCCTTTTGTTTTTATATTTATCCGGGTCATCTGCAGATCCTCCGAAATTAACCGGCTTAACCCTTTCACCGTATGTCCAGTCTACGAGCAGATCATAAACGCCCGGCATATACCCAATATCTATAAACATCATATCGACTGCGTATGATCCGTCTTCTTTCCGTTCATCGAGGATCTCTTTGCACTTATAAGCGACTTGCGGAACCTTGAGCTTGTGATATGTCTTTTTCCCGAACAATACCCGACCCTGACGCCGCATTATCGCGCACCGGTCTCTACCTTCTCTGGCCGGGTCCACTCCAACGATTAACGGGGCATGTATTTGTTCCTCATACGGCACCCTGCGGGCTCTGGCTTTAATAATTGCATCAGGATCTATAAACGGCATTGTGCCTGTTGACTGGAATGCCTCTTGTGGGTTTGCGGGGTATTCTTGCTTGAATAATAAAGGGTCTCGGAGTTCTGCAATTTTCAGCCTGCGCCAGTATATTTGATCAGCCTCCAGGTTGTAATTTTCTGCGTACTCCGCTTCCTCTTCCGTCATAATAAAATCATCTGGCGGAGTTTTCCTGTATTCATCCTCCCAAAACCATGGAACAAATATGGCAATATACCCATTTAATCCTGATATAGCATCCTGCCACATCTCATGAAAATATCCGCCTATTCCGTTTGCGGTTGTCTCCAGTATTATTTCTGTACACGGTGCATCAGGAACTGACTGCATAACGCCTGCCGCATGTGAGTGAGCATTTGCCCAGAACGCCACTTCAGACCCATGAAAATACTGAACTGTACCCGACCTGCCGGCGCCCTTCGTCCTGGCTGTAGCGACCTTATACCCTGAATCAAGGATGTCGAAGGAGAGTTCTTTTTCGTTTGACTTTGCTGTATGGGGCTTAAGGTCCGATCGCATATGATTATGAAACCGTTCAACCATTTCAAATATGTTGGTGGTTGCTGCGTCTTCATGGGTAAGGATAAATGCCCTTTTCCCTTTCTGGTGTGTGACTTTATGATAGAACCTGCCTTCAACCAGGGTTGAGCATTTGGTTTGCCGGCCTTTTAATACCAGGGCACGGACCTGACCTGTTTCACTTAACTGCTGTTCAAATCGGTCATGGATATATTTTTGTGTTTTTGTGAGGATGAAAGGCTTTAATGCCTCGTTTTTTGTGCGGATGATAAGGCATTTTTCAGCATATAACGGGAAATCATCCCTTAATTTTATTCTGGCCTCTTTTTCTTTTTGAGATAGAATTATTTTCCCTCGTCCAGTAATTCTTCTAATGCTGATTCGTGTATGTGTGTGACTTTATGCTCTTCAACCGGGTAAAGACCTAATAGTTTTTGTGCGTCCATCCTTGCCTTTTGTGCTATCCCAATGTTACGAACATGGTATTCAATGATCGTTTCACCGTCGCTATAATCCTGGCCGCCGTCTGCGCTGTGTATTATTTCCCCTGATTGAGCGATGATCTTAAAGCCTTTACGGAGAGTATCCGGATTAACAGCGCCTTTGACTTTAATAACCTTCGGCTCTCTGGACTTAAATTCTTGTTTGAACTGCTTGATTAAGAATTGCTCATTGATGCCTCCAGCGTTCAGTGCGTTTTGAAATGGAGATAATAAATCGTTAATAATTTCTTTTCGCGTTTTTAAAGAGTTTTCCTCTGGCATGAAGAAATGATACCACTATGTAAAAATCGTGCAATTGTCCGCAGATAGATGTCCGCAAAGGCAGTCCGCAAAGGCAGTCCGCAGATAGATGTCCGCAATTCATGAATTTTGAATTATTTTTATAATGTTTTTATTTCGAGTAGACGGGCAATAAGTAAGTGTTTATAGGTAGTTATCTTAGGTTTACCCCAAGGTACATAGGAGCGTTCAATAAAAATATCTTTAATTTTTGGTACTATTTTCGCAAAATAATACGATTTTCCCATGTCAGGATCTATGAATTCCCGGATCTCTTTATGTCCAATTAAGATTTCAGTTTCAGACATACTCTACAATCCATTCAGCTTTGATCTTTTTGACGATCGCATATTTAAAATATGGGAAAAGCTTTTTACAGACTTTGAACTTTGCCCACCATTGAGGCCTTAAGTGTCCTTTGGTATCGTGTATTTCAAAGTGTGTATCGTAAACTAGAAGCCAATCCGGGATAATGTCGGTTCGGGGTGCAAGGTTGATCTTCCAGGGCTCATAATGCCAAGCCTTGATTACTTTCATGTGCCTTAATTGCTCAAGGTAAGAGGCGTATGATCTTTCTGTATCGTTTTTGTACGGGTCTTTAAAAGCGTCAAAAACCGGTGATGGGAGAGTGTTTATTTTTCCCTGTGATATCAACACCCCATTTTTACCTTCAGGAGGAGGTGTATATTTATTACCCATGATTTTTTTTACATCTGCCTCAGTCCATTTACTGCCCATAAGTCCCTCACACAGTTTTCAATGCATCGTCCAGTAGTTGCTTTACAGCTGGATTCGTTTTTAAAAAATTATCCCATGCTTGATCTACGTCCTGATATGATTTAATTGCATCTTTCTCATACCAGTTTCCGTTTTTGGTTTTTATTACCGTCATACCGTATGACCATGGAGATTTTATTTCTTTCCACTGGTCTTTTATGGCGGCTAAGGTTTCCATCATAGCCCCAGG